ATCAACCCGAAGGAGCCAGAGATGAACACCACCACGCAGATCCCCGCCACCCAGAACGAAGCCTGGGGCTTTTGGGGCACGATGAACGAACACGCCAGCGCCGCATGGCCCCTGGCGATGACCGCCATCTCGGGCGCCACCAGCCAGCCTCTCGAATCGGTCAGGGTCATCCTCGACAGCCGCCACGGTCGCCACTTTGCCGACGACGTCCAGAACGGGCTTTACGAGGGCAAGGCCCTGGCGGACGCGATCAACGCAGCCACCCAGCGTTGGATGGGCTGGACGATTGGCCGCCAAACCAGCAAGCAATACGGCATCCCGCGCGGCCTGCCATACCTGACGGGCTTTGTGATTCACTGCGAGATCGTCGAGGAATCGCTGGTCGCTTGATCAAGCAACGCGCCATCCGCCTCGCGGGTGGCCTGCTTCCCGGTGAACTCTTCCCACCGACGCACGATCACATCCACGTACTTCGGGTCGAGTTCGATCAGCCGCGCAGAGCGGCCTGACTTCTCGGCAGCAATCAGCGTGGTTCCAGAGCCACCGAACGGGTCGAGAACCACGTTGCCGGGTCGGCTCGAATTGCGGATAGCACGCTCGACCAACTCCACCGGCTTCATCGTCGGGTGCAGGTCGTTCTTCTGCGGCTTCTTGATGTTCCAGACGTCCCCCTGGTCGCGGTCACCACACCAGTGGCGTGTCGCCCCCTCGGGCCATCCGTAGAGGATCGGCTCGTACTGGCGCTGGTAGTCGGCGCGCCCCAGGGTGAAGGTGTTCTTGGCCCAGATGATGAAGGTCGACCATTTGCCACCGGCGGCGCGGAAGGCGGCCTGCAGCACATCCAGTTCGCTGGAGGACATCGCCACATAGATACCGCCCCGGCAATGCCTGACGGTGGGCGTCAGCGCTGCCAGCAGGAAGTCGTAGAAGCCGTCACCCAGGTTGTCGTTCAGGATCGCGCGATCCTTGCCGCGCATCTTGTCCTTGGCGCTGTTGGCGTAGTTCACGTTATACGGCGGGTCGGTGAATACCATGTCCGCCAGGTCGCCCTGCATCAACCGCTCGTAGCTCTCGGCCACGGTCGAGTCGCCGCACAGCAGTCGGTGCTGGCCCATGATCCAGACATCGCCCGGACGCGAGATGGGTGTCTCGCTGACCTCGGGCACCGCATCCTCATCCGTCTGACCCTCGTTGTCCGGCTCGTCTCCTGCGATCAGTTCGGCCAGAGCGTCGGCGTCGAAGCCGGTGATGTCCAGATCGAAGCCTTCGAGTTGTAAGGCTTCCAGTTCGATCCTTAGCATCGCATCGTCCCAGCCTGCGTTCTCTGCGATGCGGTTGTCCGCAATGACCAGAGCCCGGCGCTGGGTCGGCGTCAGGTGATCGAGCACGACCACCGGTACCCGTTCCAGACCCAGCTTCTGGGCGGCGGCGAGACGACCGTGGCCTGCGACGATGATGCCGTCGCTGCCCGCCAGGATCGGATTGGTAAATCCGAACTCCGCGATGCTGGCGGCGATCTGCGCCACCTGCTCCTCGGAATGGGTGCGCGCGTTGCGGGCGTAGGGCAGCAACTTGGCGGTCGGCCACTGCTCGATCTTGTCGGCCAGCCAGTTCATGCCACCACCTCGGCATCCGGGGTGGTGGCGCGCTCAGCAACGATCTGCTCGAAGGACTGACCGGTGGCGATCAAGGTGACCGGTACGCCAGGGTGGTTCTGCTGGAACCGCTTGATGGCCACGTCAACGTACTCCGGGGCTATTTCCACGCTGCAACAGATCCGACCGGTGCGCTCGGCGGCCAGCATCGTCGTGCCGCTGCCGCCGAAGGGTTCGAACACGATGTCGCCCGCGTCCGTGTAAGCCTCGATCACGAATTCCGGCAGCGCCACCGGGAACACGGCTGGGTGATCGATGTCCTGACCGATCTTGCCCTTGTGGCGCATCACGCGGATCACAGAATCGGGGATGCGGGTGTCTTGCGTCGGCAGCCCCTTGTGCGTCCAGCCGCCCACCTCGCCATCCTTGCCGCGCATCGCGGTGGACGACCCGTCGGCGCGCAGGTGGGATTCCTGGCCTGCGTGCTTGCAGGGGACGATCTTGTTCGGCTTACGGCTCTCCCGGTTGAAGTGGAATACGAACTCGAAGCTCGGCGCGAAGCGGCCTGCCCAGTCGCCGGGCATCCCCGGCCCCTGATCCCAGACGTACCACGCAAAGCGCCGCCAGCCCTGCTGGCGCATCCAACCCAGCCAAGCGTCCCAGTACGGGATCACTTCGTTATCGCGGTGGATGAGGCCCAGGTTGACCAGCACCTGACCGTCGCCTGTCATCGGCAGGTGCGCGAAAACGCCGCGCATCAGGCCGTCCCAATCGGAGATGCCGCCCGAGGTGTAGTCGCGCTGGTTGCCGTAGGGCGGCGAGGTGAAGCACAGGCGAGAGAGGTCACCCTGCATCAGCGCAGCGACCACGTCCCGGTCGGTGGCGTCCCCACAGATCAGGCGGTGCGGGCCAATCGCCCAGACATCGCCGGGGCGGGATACCGCCACGACGGGTACTTCCGGTACGTCGTCGGCCGCGTCAGACTCGTCGGGTTCGGACTCTGATTCATCATCCGCGACGGCCACCGCGCCGGTGAGCAGTGCCTCGATCTCGGCTTCCTCGAAGCCGGTCAGAGCGAGGTCGTATCCCGCGTCGGACAACTCGGCCAGCTCCAAGGCCAGCATCTCTTCGTCCCAGCCTGCATCCAGTGCCAGCCGGTTGTCGGCAATCACCAGTGCCCGTTTTTGCGCGACGGTCAGGTGGGCCAGTTCGATCACCGGCACCTGATCCAGGCCGAGCTTGCGCGCAGCAGCCAAACGCCCGTGCCCGGCGATGATGCCGTTGTCGCCGTCGACCAGGATCGGATTCGTCCAGCCGTACTCGACGATGCTGGCCGCGATCTTGGCGATCTGGCTTTCGGCGTGCGTGCGCGGATTGCGGGCGTAGGGAATCAGCGCATCGACCTTGCGGTACTCGACGTTGAGCGTGTTCAAAGTGGGAATCCCAAAAGCAAAACCCGCCGAGCGTTGCCGCTGGGCGGGTTGGTTGAATGAAGATTCTGGTGGGGTGGTAACTGCGCCTGGGGGTGGTAACCGGGGCGGTAACCTGGCGGACTGGTAACCTTGCCCGCGCCCTACCGCTAAAAAAGCGTCGCGCTCGCGCCCCCCGCATGGCGATTCGGGAAGGAAGGACCCCTTTTGCCTCGGGCCGCTCGCCGAACCGTCACCGCTGTCCAGAAGATAGCGGAAATACTACCCCTGATCGGCCTGCTTTGTTGCAGAGGCAAAAGTCGCTGCTGGTTGCCGATGGCAGCGCATGGCAGCCTATCCACGCTCATTCGCGTTCAAAGACTATCCAGCGACGACGCAGCCGTTGAGCTGGTCAGCCACTGTCTGCAATGCCTTCTGCCAACGCCGCCACGCCGTCGTCCGGTCGCAGGCAAAGCGGATCGTGATGTCCCGCCAGCCGTAGCGCTTGGCACGCATCCACACCAGATGTCGTTGCTCGACCTCCAGCCACTGCACCCACTTCATCGTCTCCAGCATCCGGTCGATAGCTTCGGGCGTGGGAGGGAACGGTCGATAGACGTGCTCGTCCGCAGCGAACGTCTCCCACTCCTTGCGCACGATGATGGGCCACGTGTTGAAGTAGCCCTGCACACGCACGGGTGGCAGGCGTCGTCCGGTGCTGGCGGCTTCCTCGAAGCGGGCTGCCACGTCCTCAATCGTCCAGTCGTTGCGGGCCACATCACACCTCCTGATCAACGTCGTGGTGGTGGACAGCCCAGGACAGCAGGGCCAGCGCGTCGGCTTCGTTGTCGTCGGTCGGGGCATGACCACGAGCACGGGCGGACGCCACCATCTCGTCCTTGCTGGCGTTGCCCTTCCCGGTGGCGTGCTTCTTGATCGTCCCCACGGGCACGCCCTGGTACGGGATCTGGTGGTGCTCGCACCACGCCGTGAGTGTGGCGAGGAACCCGCCGTAGGCGTGGGCCGCATCCGTGGAAACGTGGCGACGCACTTCCTCGAAGTGCAGACAGTCGATGCCGTCGCAGGATTGCTTGATCTCGGTGAGCCAGCGCTTGAAGCGCAGGAAGCGCATTCCGCCGCCTTCGAAGCGCTGCGGACGGAAGCTCTCGGAACCGCTGGTGATGTGGCCGTCGCTGCCGCGCAGCGCCCAGCCGGTGGTGGTGCCCAGATCGAGGGCGAGGATGGTGGTGATCACGGTGTCAGTCCTTGTCTTGGCTGGCCTGACGCATCGGACACAGGTTGACGTAACTTCCCGTGAGGCGCGCACACGCGCACGCGTATAGAGCGTTACGTGCAAGAACGTCGGATGCGTCAGGCAGCGTGGTTTTCATGGGGGTCAGTTGTCCGCGTAGGGGGTGTAAGCGGGCGTGGGCGGGTGTTTGAGGCCGATTCCCTGAAATCCCCGCACACCCACGCTGTTGCGCCACTTCTCCAGCCCGCGCGTGATGAGCAGATCGGAAAACCGTCGTTGCGAACCTATGAACTCGCCCGACGTTTCCGCCCACTGCTTCCAGTCGGTGAACAGTTCGGCAGTCAGCGACTTGGCGTTGGGTTCGCGCACGCAGCGTTCTTCGAGCCAACGTCCCAGGGCATCCTCGGCTTCGAAGTACTCCTCGGTCGCCGAGACCACGCTGGCGGGCGGCTTCAAGCCTTCGCGCTGCCACGCAAGACATCCGGCCACGGCCCACGCCAGAATCCCGTCGCGCTCGGCCAGCAGCTTCTCGGTCAGACGGCTATCGCGCCGCTCGGGCGGAATCGTCACCGTGAAGGGGATCATGTGCATGCGCCGCTTCATCGCTTCGTCGATGTTGCGGATGGCGGGCTTGTGGTTGCCCACGATCACCGGCTTGAACTGCGGCGTGTACTCGAAGAAGTCCTGGCGCATGAAGCGCGCGGAGATCTTGTCGCCGCCCGTGATGGCCTTGACCTTGGACTCGTTCAGGCGTCGGCCCTGCTCGGTTTCGATGGCCGTCACGAAGCGCGCGCCGCGCAGGCCCGCCAGATCGGTCGGGTGCCGGTCGCCACGCGTCTCGACGAAGGTGTCCATCGACGCGGTGGCGGCGTAGTCGCCGAGGATGGTGCTGATGACGTTTGCGAACACGCTCTTGCCGTTGGCACCGGTGCCGTACAGGAAGAACAGCGCGTGGGCGCTGGTCACGCCGGTCAGGCAATAGCCGACCATCCGCTGCAGGTAGGCCTGCAGGTCAACATCACCGCCCGCGATGTCGGACAGGAATGCCATCCATTGCGGACAGTCGCCCCCCGGCGTTGCCGTGGTGATCTTGGTCATCCGGTCGGCGCGGTCGTTCGCGCGCTTGCGACCCGTTTTGAGATCGACCACGCCACCGGGCGTGTTGAGCAGCCACGGATCGGCGTCCCACTCGTCGGTGGTGGCCGCGTGCCTACGATCCGCCCGTGCCAACCGCTCCACGCCACCGACCGTACTGGCGCTGGCCAATTTGGCGGCGACCTTGGGGTTGTCGGCACGTACCGCCGTCTGGCGGCAGACGCTGCGGATCAGGTCGGTGGCCGCCAGCGTGTCTTCGGTGCGCCAGCGTTGTCCGTCCCACACCAGCCACCGTCCCCACGCAGCCACGTAGCGCCAGTCGCGGTGGTAGCGGCGGGTGAAGGACAGCGCCAGCGCGTCCTCGGTGCCCCAGACGGATTCGTCGCTGCTGACCACCGGATCGACTTCATCGGCCACGTCGTGCATCTGCAGGCGCGGGCCGTGGGTGAGGAAGGTGGCGACATCGAAGCCCTCGGCGATGGCATCGGCCACGTCCCAGCCCTCTGCAGCTTCCTCGGGCGGGTACAGGATGTGGCAGGACTTGGCACCCGCCGACAGGATGGCCTGCGCCGCTTGTGCCGCGTAGTCCCAGCCCGGTTTGTCACGGTCGGGCCAGATCAGCACCGCCTTGCCAGACAGCGGCGTCCAGTCGGTCTTATCGACCGGAGCATTCGCGCCGTGCATTGCCGTGGTGGCCGCAACGCCTGCGTCGATCAAGGCCTGCGCGCATTTTTCGCCCTCGACCAACACCACCTGCGCGGCACTGGTCATGCCCGGCTGGTTGTAGAGAGGGCGCGGATCGGGCGGTGCCATCTTGCGCCGCTTGGCATCCCAGGGCCGGAACTGCTTCTTCTGCCCGGGCGGGTCATAGCGGTAGACGACTGCGATGAGATGACCCGCCGCATCGAGGTAGTCCCACTTGGCGGTGGCGGGGCCGAGTTCGTCGACCGGCGCGTCCTTCTTGCCGGATCGGCGCATTGGCATCTCGCGGGCGCGACCGAGCAGATCAGCCGCCGCATCCAGCACACGATTGAAGTCGGTGTGGATGTCGAGCGCCGAATGCCCGGCGATCAGCGAAAAAATGTCGCCGCCATCGCCCGTTGCGCGATCCGTCCACAGCCCGGCCTTCTCGCCATCCAGCACCACCTCGAGGCTGTCGCCGGGACTGCCCAGCACGTCGCCGATCAGGAACTTGCCACGACGTCTCTTTCCTGCTGGAAACAGCGTGGCCAGCACCGAGGAAAGGCTTGCGATCAGTCCGGCACGCAGCTCCTCGCGTTCGCTGTCATCAAGGATGCGCCGGGGCTCGACCGGCTTTTGGGTGTCGTTGAAGTCAAGCATCGGCGGCACCTCCGATTACATCGGCGATACCGGCCAGCTCGTGCGGGATGCGAGATTCGTGGCGCAACTTGCGCAGGGCCTTCCCCTCGATCTGGCGGACGCGCTCGCGCGTGACCTCCATCTTCTCGGCGATCTCGTCGAGCGACGAGCCGACAAAGAAGCGCTCGCGGATCACGTCCGCCTCACGCGGCGTCAGCGAATCGATGGCATCCTGAATGATGCGGCCTGCCTGCGCGTGGCTGGCCAGCCGCAGCGGGTCGGCAGACACCGTTCCACAGGCCAGGGCTTGCACGCTGTCTGCATCCAGATCGATGCTGGAATGGTTCGTTTCCAGCGGCTGGAGCTGGGCATCCGACCACAGATCGGAGGGGGAAGCGTTCAGGAAGTCACACAGGTTCCACGCGCATTCCCGCAGCAAACCATCCGGCGTCAGCGGCGACCGAGTGAGGTTGATGTAAGGCAACAGCGCTCCGTAGTAGCTGATGCCGACGGCGGCAGCGAACGGTGCGCCCGGCCTGTGACCCGCCCGCTCGATGGCACGCAGCAGACGAGCATTGCGCACGGAGATGCGAACACGGTAGTCACTCATGTGCGCCTCCTTGCGTTACTGCCCATGCCCTGAGCTCCGACATCCGGAAGCGAACCATCTGGCCGACCCGGTAGTGCGGAATGCGCTTCGAGACGCGGCACCGAGGCTTGGTGAAGTAGTACGGCGGAAGATTGAGCAGACGGGCAGCGTGGCGTGCCCCCACCATCGGTTCCACCGCTGGTGCTTGTGATTGGGTATGGTTCATTGCACCCTCGAGCAGCGGTCTTGCCACCCGCACATCCGGCATTCGAAGTGGGTCGGGTCGTGGAAGGCGCGTGGCAGAAGCTCGCCAGCCTCGGTCGCCGTGATGACCTTCACTGCCCGATCCGACATGCGTTGGGCCAGCGCCGCGTCAAAGGGCACGAGCTCGGTGTAGATCTCCATCGTGTCGGCGTTGAGCGCCGTGAAGATCGCCGGGTGCTCGTGCAGTTCGAGATAGGCTTGGTAAATCGCCACTTGCGCGGCGTAGATGGGCTTGGAGATGGCCAAGCCCTTTTTCTCCAGATCGCTCCAGGACTTGTTGCCCAGGCACTTGCACTCCCAGAGCGCGGGATAGGCGAAGCCCTCGGGGCCTCCAACGACGACGCCGTCGACGTGTCCCTGCAAGCGACCATCAGCCACCGAGAAGCCGAACTGCTCGCCATCGGCCTTTCGGGTGCGCAAGTCAAAACCTGCGTCCCGCAGCCACGCGACCATGCAGTCCTCCATGACATGACCACGCTCGAAGATGCGCAGCATCCGGCCCGGGGTGTCCCGCCCGTGGTCGATGGAAGCCTTGGCGTACTCGAACTGCAACGCGCGCTCGCAGGCCACTCCGAGGCGCGAGGCCCCGAGGTACTGGCGCTCAGACTGACGGGCGCGGGCCTGCTGCAACCCGGCGTCGACCAAGGCGGTGACCTGGCCCGCGATGCTCGATGAGGAACTGAAGTCCATCATGGCTTTTTCCCCTTCGGTTCTTCCCAGGGCAGGTCGTCCTCCAGATCCGCGAACGGATTGGCGGCTTCGGGTGCCAGCGGATCGGGCGTGGGCGACAAGCCCCGCACGGGCGGAAACTTGCTGGACTCGTGGTGCGCGACCATTGCGTCCGACCAGCAAGTGACGATGGCGTCGATCACCCGCAGGGCCTCGGCCTCGGAGTAATCACCCAGCGGCTTGGTGAAGCCGATCTCGCCCGCTGCCTCGCCGAAGGCCTTGAGGCACTGGCGCATTGCGGCCAGTTCGACGTCAGACGGATCAATCATGGCGACCTCCGTCTTGTCGATGCGACCTTCCTTGGCCCGCTGCCAGTTGCCGTACAGCGCGTGAAATGCGTCCTGGCAGCGACGGGAACAGAACACCCAGTCGATGGGATAGCGCCGGGGATCGCCCACACCGTGGCGGTTGTCGGTGTGGCCGTAGCCCCGGGCCTGTCGTTTGCAGACCCAGCATTTCACGCCCCCTCCTCGAGTTCATCGAGCAGCAGGCCCAACTGCAGGGCAGCGCCAGCAAAGGCGGCCTCGCAGCGGCGCTTGAAGTCGGGATAGCTCATCGAGCTGCGCGCAATCGCCGTGACCGCGTGAATCTGCGATTCCAAATGCGCTAGTCCCTGATCGGACAGCCACTGGTGGTGCTTCTGCGAGATGCCTTTGCGATTGCGGATCTCGCCCAGCAAGTCTTCTGGCAGCACCGGCCCGTAGACCCAGCGCAGCGTGATCTGGCCGACGACGTGCGGAGGGTTCTGGTCGTGGCCCTGGTACTTCCAGCCGAACAACCGATAGATGGCGCGGTAGTAGTCCGGGTGGAAGCGGCGCTCCCACGATGCGCAAGACTGGCGCAGCAACTTGGAGATCAGCTCCTGCAGCGCATCCGGTGCGCGGTGGTGCTGGTAGCCAGTGGCCTCGTCGATCAGCGCAACCTCGCCGGTGGTGGCAAGAGCGCGCATGATCGTCAGGCAGTTACCGACGATGCCTTGGCGTGCGCGGTGCAGCGTGCCTGCAATGGCCGCGTCCACCACGGAGGTGGCCACGTCCGCGATGATGCCTGCAGGGAAGAACTGGGTCTGGCGTCCCGATGGTAGCAAAATCGGCCCGGATGATTTCTCCAATAGAGACAATGAGTTAGGCGCGATTTCAGCCAGAAATCGGGCGAAACGGCCACCCTTGTGCGACTCGTGGAAACCGAGGAGCTTGGCCAGTTCCTTGCGGACGTAGCCGCGCTCGCCGGTGGTGAGTACGACCGCCTCGCAGTCGAGATCGCCGAAATGCACGACGCCGTAATGGCTGGCAGTGAGCATGGATGCGTTCATGGCCACCTCCCTCACTGTGCCCACGACGGTTTGCCCGTCACGGGTGCGCGTTGCGGAGCCGGTGCTTGGTACGCGGGTGCTGCCTGCGCCGGAGCGCCGGAAGTGCCGCCGCCGGAAGCCTTGGTCGGCACACCCATCAACTTGGCGTAGTCGGGGTGGTCGGGTTCGATTGCGACCTTGACCACGTTGCGATCTTGGCCCTTGCCATCCTTCTCGATGTCCACGCGGGCCAGGAACTCCAGACCATCCAGTTCGTGGAAACCCTGGATGCGGCGGGCGGCAGCAGCCTGGGGGCTGTTGTCCTGCGGGTGGACATTGCGGGCGCTGTTGAGCGCGGCGCGGATGAAGCTGCGCCCCATTTGCCCCCAGGTCGGCCCCTTGGGCGAGTACAGCCCGATGTTCGACCAAAGCTTGCGCTTCGCGTAGTCACCGCCAGTGACAACAAACTCGGCGGAAAGGTAAATCGCGCCGGTGTCGAACGACTGGGTGGCATAACCCCCCGTCCAGCCCTGGCTTGGATCGTCATAGCCGCCCGGCTTCAAGATCATGCGCATCGGTGCGATGACGCCCTTGGGAATCGGGTCGAAGCCGGACTGTTGGGGATCGGCATCCTGAAAATCAAAGTAGTTGGAAGACATGGCGATTACTCCTGGGATTCGGTGTGGGGCGTGGTGGCGGCGCTGGCGGGCGTGATGGATGTGCCCGCGCACTTGGCGATCAGCGCGCCGAGATGCGGCGGCTCCAGCAGGTCGAGGCGACCGCTGCGGTCTTTGGCCGGGAAGCCGTAGGGATTGACGGTGTGCGTGACGAAGGCGCGGTATGCGCTCCCGTCCTCGGCCTTGATCTCGGCCAGCGTCACGACTTCATCAACAATTCCGACAATTTCGAGGCTGGTCTTGCTGCCCTCGATCTGGGGGGCAAAGAAGCTGCGGCCATAGTCATCAGATCGGTTCTCGAGGATGGCCACGAACACCACGTTCTTCCCGCGTGCGTGCTGCAAGTGGGTCAATGCGCCGATCATTTCCTGGCCGAGCAGGCCATAGGCCGCGCGCAGGTCGGGCTTGCCGGAGCGGTCGCTGACGGCACCCGGCTGCGTCTTGCACCACGCGAAGCACTGCCGCGACAGCTGCGTGATCGAATCGAGAAAGAAGGTCTGGTAGCGGTCGAGTTGCGCCGGGTCACCAAACTTCTCGATGACGTGGTCGTAGTGCGCCTGCGAGAACGCGCTCTCCGGCGGCAGCGACTTGTCCGGGCCCGCGAGGAACACGAAGAAGTCGCGGCTCTCCGGCCACGAGGCCGGACGGATGGTGTCGCCCGGCCAGTCGGCCACGGCCAAGTCACCGGCCTCGATGTCGAGGAACAACGTGGTGGCAGGGTCGAGGTCTCTGAGCCGCGTGGTCTTGCCGATGCCGGACTTGCCCAGCATCAGCAGCTTCACGCCCTTGCGCTCGGCCATTCGCTCGATGGCGGACACGATGGGAAGCTTTTTCATGCCGCACCCCCATCGAGCGTCAGGGTAATGGTCGGCTTGCCTTCCTCGACCGTGCGCGCAGCCGCAAACTGCTCCTGCAGCGCCGTGGGCCAGTTGGTGTAGCGGGACTCGGACACCGACAACTTGATGTCGATGTAGTCCTCGACCTTGTCGCCCGAGGCGACGATGCGCTCGGCCATCTCCTTGAGGATGGTCTGGCTCCAAGTCACCTTTTTGGGGAGCTCGTACTTGACGTGCACTGCGCCGTCGTTGACGTGGGCGGTGCCGAAGTCGCGGCCGGAGTCACGCAGTGCGGTACGGGCCTGCTCGCCGTAACGCTGGAGCTTGGAGGCATCCAGCTTGGCGCGCAGTGGCTTGAGAAACGCGATGGCCTCGTCGACATTGCGTTCGGCATCCAGAAAATCCTGGATCGGGGCAGCCGCCAGTTCCGCGACGCTCATACTCGCGAGGTCGGCCGGATAGAGAGTCAGTTCTTTCATGGCTGCTCTCCTCAAACCGGCACACGTTCGGACGTCGAGGCGTAGACGTGACGTTTCTCGTAATCGAGCACGCCGTTTTCGCCATCGAGGGGATAGGCCACCTTCTTCGAAAACTTGTTGAAGACAGGGCCCCGACCCATGCCGCGCCAGCGCGTGAGCGTCTTGGGGGACATTCCCCAGCGGTTGGCCAGTTCGACCTCGCTGAGGAATCGCCGCTGGGACAGCGCTGCGGATTCAGGGGTGGGCGTCGAACTGAATCCGACGCCGGAATTGAGGCCCGGTGTGCCACCGAAGCCTCCTGACAGTGCCATTGAA